TTTTAAGGCATTTTTATATTAAAGTGGTGTATAGATATCAAAACTTATTAAAAGTTGCTTAAAACGAAAATATGAAAGATACAGGTAGACCTATGAAATTCAAATCACCTGATGAATTGCAAAAAAAAATTGAATCTTACTTTGATTGGTGCGATTCACGAACACGAATTAAGCATCTTGTGACTAAAGATGGTGTTCAAGAAGTAGTTGAAAGTTTTCCCCGACCTTATACGGTTGAAGGGCTTGCTGTTTATTTAGATACATGCCGCGATACTTTGATAAATTATTCTAACAAGGAAACCTTTTTCGACATTATTAAACGCGCAAAGCAAAAAATACTGGCTAACAAGGTTGAAGGCGGATTAGATAGAACTTATGATATGGGTGTTGCTAAGTTTATGCTTATCAATAATTACGGCTTTAAGGATAAGCACGAAACAACCGAGGATGACAAAAACATAAACATCAACATTCAATACCCACCTGATACTAAGTAGTGCCGCGTAACATAAACATACAGCTTTACAGGCCACATTTAGGTCAACAGCGCATCTTAGATAATAAGCGTAGGTTTAACTGTATTGTTTGCGCGCGTAGGTTCGGCAAAACTGAATTGATTACTTCGGTTGCATTGCCGCTTATAAGCCCAGCTGTATTTGAAGGTAAGTTCGTTGGTATCTTTGTCGATGACTTTAAAGACTTTGCACAAAGCTGGAATAAGATTGTCGATACTTACAAGACTATTTCTGAAGGCGGAATCATTAAGCACAAAGATGAAACTTCAAAGATAATGCAGTTTCTTAACGGCGGCGTTTTAGAAGTTTGGTCCATTGGCGATGAAGGGCGAAAAGATAAAGGGCGCGGGCGTAAGTATCACCGCGTTATCTATGAAGAAACGCAAAAGATACCATCGCACATATTAGAATATCACTGGAAAACAGTTGCACGCCCTACCTTAACTGACTACAAAGGTGAGGCGTTTTTTATTGGCACAGCTGCAGGTAAAGATAACTACTGGTATGAACTATGCCGCAACGGCGCTAAGGCTGGCAATGTCGAAAAGAATTGCTACAATGACATAGACTTGCCGCAAAGCGAAAACGGTTCTGAAAGTTGGATAACGTTTCGCATGGAAACAACCGATAACCCTGCGATTGACCCCGACGAAGTAGCCGATGCGAGCCGCGATTTGGACCGCTTAACATTTGAACAGGAATACAAATCTGTATTTGTTGATTATAGTGGTGAAGCATGGGTTTATGTGCTAAAAGATAAAAGCATACAGCAAAAAGTATTTCAGCCTTCAAAGAAAATAAACTGGGAAACTGAACAGATATACATTAGCTTTGACTTTAACAAGATACCAATGACCGCTGCTGTTATGCGCAAAACTACATTAGCGCCTGATGTATCTGCACGTTCACGTTATCGTTACGGTGTACATATCGTTAAAGAATTTAAAATAGGTAGTGAAGAACGCGGTGAAGCATCAATCTATGACACGTGTCAATCATTTCGCGAATGGGTATTTGCCGAAACAAATAAAAAAATAGGTCGTTGGTCCGATACTGCTATTTATCCCTGTACTATACCGCTACTGATTACAGGTGATGCATCAGGTGATCGTTCCGATGGTAGGCAGCGCGTATCAAAAACATACTATGAAATTATACAAGAAGAACTGCAGTTACCCGCGCGGTTCTTTGTAGTGCCAAAGGCTAATCCCCTTCACGCTGAAAGTTACGTGCAAACAAACACTATTATAAGCATGTGCCCAGACTTCCAGATTTATGAAGACAAATGCCCGGGTTTACGTATGGATTGCCTTAGAATTAAATCTGATAACAGCAGGCGCATAATTAAGGGCAAAGGCGAAGAAAGGCAAGCCGACTTACTTGATAATCTTAGATACTTACTTAACACGTTTTGTCAAGATATAAAACTATAATCCTATGATTTACCGCCCCAAAATTAAAGTACATTCTAATGAAGAAGTAGAATATTGGAAAAACATAATAAATGAAAAGCGCTATCAAAACAAAAGCCTTCAGCGCTGGTTAGTTGTTAGTGATGTTCACAGACCGTTTCACAATCAGATATTATGGCAAAAGCTACTTAGGCTTATATCTGAATTAGGCACAAATTTACACGGCATTGTTTTAGCGGGTGATTATTTAGATTTATACACTTTAGGTTCTTATAATGCCGAATCATTAGCTAACTTATCTGGCCTTACATTACAGGATGAGTATATTGATGGCTTGCAAGGAATTGACGATATTAACAGCGCGTTTAAAGGTGCAAAAAAGTATTTTTTATTTGGCAACCATGAAGACCGCTACTTTAGGCATATTAAAGAAAAGGATAATGCCAAATACGGCGGCGCGCTAATAAATCCTACAGATGCCTTATACCTGTACGAACGTGGATGGGAAGTTAAAACAGATTGGCAGTCTGACTATTTCACCTTAGGAAAACACTTAGATATAGTTCACGGCGTTTACACATCTATACATGCAGCAAAAGCGCACTTAGATAAAACGCAACACTCAGTTATGTTTGGCCATACGCACCGGGTACAATGCTATCATTCTGGTAACAGGGCCGCGTTTAACATTGGTGGCCTATATGATATTAAATCTAAAGGTTTTAGCTATATGCCGCGATTCCAGCGACAATTGTGGGCAAATGGTTTCGCCATCGTCAATATAAATGACAATGGCGATTTTTACGTAGAACAAGTTAATGTTTGGGCTGATAAATTTTTAGCTAACGGTAAAATGTATTAACGTTCACGGAAAATGAACATTAGTATTTTGTGAACATAGTAGTATAAGGATGGCCGCCGCCTGTAAACATTGGACCATTATAAGGCCATTTAAAATAATTAGTAATATGCAGCTGCCAATGCTCCCAAGGCGTTTTATACTTAGGTTCTTTAAAGTCTAACCAAAAGTAAGCGCGATGCGTTTTAAGTTCGTTATTCAATAGTGCAACCCATGAATAATAACGCGATTGTGATTCTAAAACTGAATAATACCGCGATGGTTGCCAGAATTTAAAGCGTTTATGTTTTCTGTAAAATTTACGGGTTAACGGAAAACATTTGAACGAATCATTAAGGATTAAACCAAGTTCAATATTATCACTATGACCGCTTAATATTAGTTCGCGTATCCATTTAGATTCCGTTTGCATATTTATTTCTTATTTTTTTATACGCTTGTTTTTCTATTTGCCTGACACGTTCACGGCAAAGTTTTAGTTTTTCAGCTACTTGGCTTAAATCTTGCGGGAAGTTATCAAAGTATCTATACCTTAAAACTTCTAATTCACGGCCTGTTAAACATTCGGTAACTTCGTTGTAAAGTTCTTTTAGTTCTAACTGTAAAACGTGTTTATCTGTTTGATCATCTGATGCAACTTGATAAATAATTTCGCCATCGTAATTAGTATCGTCTAAGCTAACGAAGCTTGTAATACTTTGAGCTGATTTTATAATGTTTTCAGGTATGTTTAGTTTTTCTGATAACAGGTAACTATCTGTTTCTTCATACTTACCGATTTGGTATCGAACTTGAGATATTCGATGCGGCAGCCTTACGCAGTTTTTCTTAGTATCAATAAAGTCTTTGATGTAGCGCTGAATCTGAAATAATGCGTAACTGATAAACTTGTTATCATATGCCGGGTTAAATGTATCGGCCGCTTTGATTAGGCCGAACATAGCCTCACTTATTAGGTCCATTATATCTACTTGTGCAGTATCGTAACGAAACGCAACTGATGCCGCAAATAACATATTGTGATTTATTAGCTGGTCACGTGTTGCTGTTCGTTCCTGTTCAAATGTAAGCGGCTTATACTTTTGCGCTTCGGTTAAGAACTGCTGTAGAATACCTTTTTTATTTCGGTGGTTATTGCCTTTAATATCTATATGCTTAATCATAAGTGTAGAATTGATAAAAGTTAAGAACTTGTTGTGATGTACGGCGGCAAATAAACGCGTCTTTGTGGGCGCGCTTCCAAGTGGTTAGCATAATTTCTGCTTCTTCAAGTGTATTGTAAACAAACATAATCCGGTATAAGCCATCAGTTTGCTCTACTTGCGCTTGTTCCAATGTACACATCGCTAAATGTTCAGCGCGTATAAATTCAGGGTGTCGGGTGCTAAGTATCTGAATGCAGTACATAGTGTCGGTTTGTGCGTATGCTGCGGCGCTAAATAGTAAAATAAAAAGTAGTGTTTTCATTGTGTTGTGATTTTATTTGTTATCTAATTCGTATTCTTTGATTCTACCAAGCCAATAGTTAGCCCTTTGAACATCGCCCATATCTTTATTGAAATAATATCTTTGATATAGAAATAGTAATTGTGAATCTATTTGTTTTTTCATTGTGTGAAGTTTTAAAATTAAAAAGTTGTATTTTATGGTTTACCGATAACTGGGCGCATATCATATTTATAATTATGAAATTCAAAATGCCAATCTTCAATTGGATAAAGTTCCCTTGCTAATTTAATTTTTTCAGGCGTGTTATCTATGTTTGCTCTTACAATGCTAAATTGTTTATTTTCTAAAGCCTTAAGGCTATGAATAGAAAAGTATTGATTTTTAAAATTTGAAGTTTCCATTATATATAGTTTTAAAATTAAAAGTTCGGTTTTATAGGCTGACCGAAAACCTTTGTAAAATTATTTTACCTTGTTTTTTCTTTTTACTAATTCCATTGAACAATAATGAATTTCATCGGCATAGTAACCGTTTTTTGAGTTATTAGGCATAGCCTCAATTGCCTCTCTGCAATCTTGAATAATATATCTGAGTGAATCTTCACAAAGGCTTTTAACCTTTTTCATATATTCCGTGTGATTCATTTGTAAAGTTGTCATGATTTGAAGTTTTTAAAAGTGTTTAAATAATTCCGTTCCCTTATTTGTTGATACAAAATTACACCTAATTTTCAGAACTGCAAATAATTTTATAAAAATTTTATAAAATATTTTATCTTTTTTTGCCCTAACTTTACAACCAAATTAAATACACATGATTTTTAGAAAACGAAACAGGGCTGAACAAAACGAAAGTAATTACCAGAAGTGGCTTAAAACCTACATTCCCGAAACTACAAAGCAGCGTATAGAATTGACAAGAGTATTTACAGACCGCGCTGGTAATAACTTTTACATTTTAAAAAATCCTGCAAACTTAACGCGTGAACGTGCGCAAAGGATTGAAGAAGCTATGACCGCTATTGATTTTGGCATTAACAAAACAGAAGTAGTTGAAAAACTAAACGGCATGTTAGAAACGGTTGAAGAAATGCCGTGGCAAAATATGACCCGCGATAAGCTAAAAGAATTTCACACAAAGTCTAAGGACCAATTAAATGATATTCTGTATAGGCTTAAAAATGTAAAGATTGACGACCTATTATTAGAAGCTGGTTTATATTTCTTTTTTATTGACAATGAAAACCCATACATAATAAACAGCGAAACACAGCAGCGCAAAATGGATGCAATTAAAAAAGATGATGAACTGCGCGCTTTTTTTTTGAACAGTATAGAACAAATTTTGAAAGGTTCGAGCGCTTTAAAAGATTAAACTTTCCACGGCTAAACAAGATTGAACCGAACGTTAAAGCAAAAAAGAAACCGCAAACATATCAACACGCTATACAAAAACTAAAAGAACAAAACCGCGAAAATGATTACATTATAACAAAGGGCGACCCGGTGCAAATGGCAAATGTTAGGTTTTGGGTTATACGTGATTATTACAGCGCATTAGAACAGATATTAAAAGACAACGATAGGGCCGAGCAGGCTAATAAAAAAATAAACAAAAAGTAATGGCAGAAATTAAAGACGTTTATAGTTTAGAATTTAACGGTTCGCAGTTCCAGACTGAAATAAATTCAGCTATTGAAAGTATTGACCAACTAAATAACGCAATGGCCGAAGGCGTTGACGTTGCCGATGAATTAGAATCTGCGCAGGCTAATTTAGTTGGCGTGTTAAATACTGAGGCTAAAGGCGTTGAACAGCTAAATCAAAAACGCGATACTTTAGTTAAAACACAGAAAAATCTAAATAACGAATCAAAAGCTGGTGTAGCTGTTGGCAAACAATTAGATGCGACAAATAAACAGATAGCAGTTAGTACTGGGCAAGCGGCAACACAGCAAAAAAGTTTTGCAGGTTCGTTACTTCAAGGTGCGCGTAATATAAATGGTTTGCGCCGCGCTGGTATGATGTTGGGTAATGTATTTAGAATGTTAGGCGGTTTAAATCCGTTTGGTTTATTGCTTACTGTATTGCCTACTGTAATAGATTATATTTTTGGTGCAACAAGTGCGCAAAAAGCATTTAACGAAGCATCTGAATCAGCTGTTGAGTCTTATGCTAAAGAAAAAGTAGCATTAGATGATTTATTTACATCACTAAATGATGCTAATGTTGTAGGTAGTGAACGTAGCGCAATTATTGACCAAATAAATGAGCAATACGGCGATTATTTACCTAACTTGTTAACTGAAGCATCTACAGCTGAAGAAGTTGCGGCAGCCTATGATTTAGTAAATCAGGCATTGATAAAAAAAGCAGTAACGCAAGCCAAAACGCAAGCATTAGAAGCTGTAACTACAAAATTATTACAAGATAGAATAGCAGCTTTACAAAGATTAAAAAAAGCTGAAGAATTATTTAAACCCGGTCAAGGTCTTGGCGGTGAAGAATTTTTCCCTGAACCAACTAATCAAGATGAAGCAAGGGCGCAACAAAATTATAAAAAAGCAAAAAAGAATTTAGAAGATTTAGAAAAAGAATATCAAAAAGAAATTAAAAAAATAAATGATGCTGCAAAAGACCTTGAAATATCATTAGGTTTAAATACTGAAAATTCTGGCAAACGTCAAATAAAGACAAATAGAAATACACAAAGACAAATAACAGAAACTAACGCTAAAGCTAAAAAAGAACGTGAGGATATAAATAAAAGGCTTTTAAGGGAAGAACTTGAACAAAAAGAAGAGCAACGCCAAGAATATTTAATTGAAGAAAAAGTATTTTTAGATGACCTAAATAAAGAATACGAAGCATTTTTAGAAGAAAAAAGATTAGCTGATGAAAAAGCATTAGAAGAACGTAGGGCAGCCGAAGAAAAATATCAAAATGAAATTAGCTTAGAACGTTTTCAAAAAGAAATTGAAGACCTCGAAACAAATTTACAAGCTGGTTTAAAATATAGGGAAGATAATAGAAATACACAATTAGCGCAAGATTTATTATTTTTAGAAGAACAGCGTAATCAAGAATTAGCAGCTGCAACAGGTAATGCTGAACTGCAAGCTAAAATAGATGAAAGCTATAATAAGAAAAGAAAAGATATTGAAAGCAAAGCTAATATTGATATTCTAAATTTGCGTATAGAATTTTTAGAAAAGATAAAAGAAGCATCTAAAGATTTTATTGACCCGAGTACACTCGCATCATTAAATAAACAAATAGCTGATTTAAAATTACAATTAGAAGAAGCTGGTAAAAGCATTGGCGAAGGCCTTGAACCGCCTGACCCTAAAAAACTTATTGAACAAATAGGTCAAGTAATTACAGGTATTTCCGATTCTGTTTTTTCAGTTCTTAATGCTCAGGTTCAAGCCTACATTAGTGGTCTTGACAAAGCAATAGATAAAAGCAAATCAGCATTAGATGAGATCCGTTCTAATAGTGAAGATTTTAACGCGCGCCAATTGGAAATTGAAAAAGAACGTTTAGAAAAGTTGGAAGCTGAACGGGCACGAGCTGTTGAACGAGAAAAAACAATAGCACAGGTACAGTTAGCAATAAATGCAGCGATAGCAATTTCAAAAGCGGCTGCTGAAGGTGGCGCGGCGGCACCTATTACAATAGCCTTAACACTTGCGTCACTTATTGCAGGTTTAGCACAAGCGCGTGTAGCAGCGGGTAACGCGTTTTATAAGGGTGTTGAATACTTAGAACGCGGCAACAATAAAGCAGGCCGCGATACAATACCAGCAATGCTAAACGAAGGTGAACGCGTAATTACAACCGACACAAATAATAAATATTGGGATGTACTTAGCGCCGTACACAATAACAGAATACCTGCGGATGTGTTAAATACATTTTCTAAAGCATATCAGCAAGGCGGCATTAAAAACGCGCTTGGTGCATTTGGCGATAACGTATCACTTAGTAATGAGTTAGGGCAAAAATCTATATTTGTGAACGTGGCCCAGACTTACGGCGGCTTAGAAAACAGATTGGAACGTATCGAAAATGTTTTAACCGAACTGCCTAAATACATGCCAAAAACAACAGTTAGCGCGAATGCCAACGGTATATTTAAAATTGTAGAACAAAGACAAGCGCGTAAAAACTTCTCGCGTAATTGGTCAAAATAACATATTTTTGTATAAACATTTAAACATTATAAACCTATGCCACTAATTAAATGCTTACCCGGTGATAACAAATGTATCTCAAAAAACATTAGAACTTTGATAGCTGAAGGCAAACCACAAGAACAAGCGGTTGCCATCGCTTTAAACTTAGTAAAGAAATGAAATATTTAATTATAACTGTTATCGTTTTAGTTTCTGTTTTGCTTTATGTTACAATAGATAATAGCAACAAGCTACAGAAACAGATACAGAAAAACGAACAGCGAACCCGTGACAGTTTGTCACAAATAATTGCTAAATTTGTGACAAAATCAGATAGCTTACAAGCGCATATAGATACGATGCAGACTACATTAGACAAACAAATAAAACAGTTTAGATATGACCTATCCAGAATTAAGATTATTAAAGTACCGATTGTTAATTACAATACTGTTTCTGACACTTTGCTCATTAGTCGCCTCATGTCAGATTACAAAGGTAGATAACGGTTTTTTAATTAGCCGTGACTATGCTGAATATATAGCTGCGCGTTTTGATAGTTTGGATGCTTATAAAATTGTATACGGCGAATGCGTTAATAGAGCCGTTGATTGTGATAGTCTATTATATAGTGCTGAATCTGTTATTGCATCAATGAAAGTACAGCAGAAAACACAAAGCGACATGCTATTATTAAAAGATGAAATGATTCAAAGTTATGAGCGCAGTAATATTATCTGCAATGATTACGCAAAGCAGTTGAAAAAACAAACACGTCTTAAAAAAGTGTGGAAAATAACAACTTACGCGTTTATTAGTGTATCTTTGGGGGCGTTAACATATTCAATACTTAAATGAACGGCTTACTAATATTTTTTGATGGCATACCGCAGGACTTAGATAACTTCAACGGTACCGAATCTGCAAGTTTTGTTTTTCGCCGCAAAGATGAACAAGGCGATTCAGCATTTTCATTTGCCCCTGAATTAACTGTAGTAGGCGATACTTACGAATATGTCAGGCAACAAATAATAAACGCGCCTAATCCAAATATAGCAGCCATTGAAGTACTGATTTATGATACATGCTGTTTAAATTCTGATGGTTCGGACCGCTTATTATTCACTGGCAAAATTGAAGGCGGTTCGGTACGTTGGTGTACGTTTCCGACATGTGAAGCGCAAGTTACGGTAGTTGATAATAGTGAAGATGCGTTAGCTATTCGGTGTTTGAAAAATAATTTTCCGTGGGATACTGGTAGATTTAATTTAGGGATAGATGAATTTAGACGCGCACCATGGATGTACTACTGCAATGATTTTAAACCGAGTGCTTTACAAGAAGTTATTATGTTGTATGGTGTTTGGTTTTTTCTTATATCAGCACCTTTAATTGCTTTATTATCATTGGGCACAGGTATAAATTATTTCGATAACTTATCTAACTTTATTGTTGGTTGTGGGCGCCGACATTTAGCGCCGTTTTTAGATAGCCAATTTAGAAACTTATGCAAAATTTGCAATATTGGTTATCAGTCAAGTTTATTTGATGTTGGCGGTTATTATCATAATACAGTTAGAATGGATTTAAGTTTTGTACCCGGTACGCCTATAAATCAACAAGGTTATAGTGATTCATATGAAGAAAATAAACCAAACTTAAACGGCATTCAATTTTTAGATGAACTAAAACAATTTAATATAGATTGGCGTGTAGTGAACGGCATTTTACAAATTGAGCGCAAAGATTATTTTGCAGGTGTTGAATGGTTTAATACAGATAACTTACAACCCAATCAACTATTATCTATTTGCTATGAATCATTAGGTGAACGCCCTGCTGCTTATGCTGAATATCAATACCCTAAAGATGGTGTTGATAATAGCGGTGATGAAGTTGCGCGCCGTTGGACCGACCGCGTTATAGATTGGAATATTCCAGATAACCCACAACAAGTAGGATTATTTAGTAAAAAATTACAATACGGTGCGACACAATTTAGATTTGACGCTAATAGACCAAATGTTAATCCAATTGATAAACCTTTGTATGTAACGTTTTATCCGTTTGTTCAAGATAACGAAAATAGATATGCAATGTTTTTAGAAAAAGGCATATCGGCTTTTCCAAAACTTATAAATTTAGATTCTGTAATTGATGAAAATATTTCTAATTTTCAACGTGGTTACGGTAAACCTGACTTTTTTACAGATGCTAACGGTTTGCGTGTTTATAATTACAAATGGCATATAAAAGAAAATCCTTTAGTTGATGCTAACGGCCAATCATACGATACCGCTTACCAACGCCTATTTTTTATTGATGATCCGCGCTTAACATCTGTAAAAACGCGCAAAGTTAATATATCAATTTCAGCGGATTGTGATTTACTTACTACTTTAGATGTTGACAAATACGTTACAACTTCACAAGGTCAAGTACAAATAACTGAGATAACTTACGATACAAATAATAATTCATTAACTATTCAAGGCTTAATTTAATGTCTTATACTTACGATAATATACAATTAGAATGCATTGACAGCAGCGGAAATGTATTATATAACATTGCAACGTTTACGGCTGCAACAATACCAGCTGTTCCTGTTGAAGGCTTGGCAATAGGTATTAAAGTTCGCCTAACGTTTACTATTAACAGTTCAGGTGCTAATAGCTTTTTAAATAAACAGCTAAGATTTAACCCGGGGCTTTATGTTTTATCAAATCAAACAAACGCTTTTGATTTTGGATATGAAACATTAAACCCATTAAGCACCACGCCGCAACAAGCTGTTTTAAACGTTCCTATACCGCCGCTTCAAAATATCTATTGTGAAATGTCAAAGAATACTGCACCACATGATGAGGCCACAGTAGTTTTTGAATTTTACGTTACGAATGATACTACTAACTTTATATTCGGTAATTCATCTAATTCAAATCTAAATAGATTTTTAGCGTCAAGCGCTTTAGGTTCACCTAATAATACAGGTCAAGTAGTTTATAATCAAACTAAAAATTTAAGTTTAGCATGTAGGATTTTTGATTCTACAAGTTTTTCAGCTAATGCAACGACACCAGCAGGTGGTAATTTTTTAAACATTCTTGTTGAAGCACGTTGGTACAATTCTGATTATGGTGGGTATAGCTTACTAATGCGATATATTCGTGAACTTGAAATTAGTTCAGCATCGCAAACGGCTGCAAGTTTACCACTACTTACCGATGTAACAGCAACAGCCGCACAGCCTAATTTAGCAACAATACCAAATGCTATTTTTACAGTTACAAATAATCAGTTAGCAGTAGGTGAAAATAATTCAGTAAGAATATTATTAAGGGGTGAAGCTTATAACGGATCTGTTGCAAATCCTGCTATTACTGATGTTCGTGTTTTGCTTTTTAGGGTTGATACTGCTGCAAATAATGTTAATTTTGTAACTGACTTATCATTATCAGATGCCTTGATACCACAAGCAACACCGGGAAGCGGTCAACTAAACGGGGCAATATATTCGCCATCAGATTGGTTTGAAAACGTACCTTTAGCCGATGACATAGAAGTACAATTTGTTATTGATGGAACACAGCTTCAAGTAAACGGACAATATTATATAGTAGTAAACATTCATGACAACGTTAATCCTGAATATGTAACATCACATTTAAGCCCTTTGTTACTTGCAACATACACACCGCCTGCAATACCAACAATTACAGGTTATCTTAGCACATACAATACTGAGTACAGCGGTAACGAACTGACCATTGCACCACACCAACGTATTAAAGCAAGATTAGAAATTGACAAAGCAAGCTATGTAACCGCGCTAAATGCTATTGGTTTAGTAGGTACTTTTGATGCAAGTGTAGCGGGCATTATTTGTAGGCTTACAAATGTACCGGGCGTAGTTAATCAAGTGCAAGGATTTATACCAGCATCGCCGCCAATTACAACGGCTGATATGACTATTGTAACTAATGATGCAACCGATTTAGTTTTAGATTGTATCTTTAGAATAGCTGAAGAATACGCGGGTACATCAACCGAAATAACGTGGACTGTTAGTCTAAATCAGGTGACTACAATTTCGGGTATAACTCAATTAACGCAAATAGATTTTGTACAAAAATTAGATGTTGATGTTTTCGAAAATGATGCGGTTAGCCCTAACTTATTAAGTATTAAATTTTACGATTTAGCTGATTATATTTTAGGTATCAAAACTGAAATAATAGACATTTGTGATGCTGACCAAATAATAGCACAAGTAGAAAAAGACCCATCCTTTTCAGGTTCAATTAACTTTATAGCTACTATTTATCCTGCAAGCGAATTAGGCGATACTAATAATAATGCCATTGAAGAAGAATCAAGCTGGGCGCCAATTGTAGTACAAATGCAACAGTTAACAAGCGCTAAACTTGCTGATGTTGATGCTTTTTTTGCGCCATCGAATGAAGCTAATTTTAAAATAAACGTACAACAATTAACACAAGGTCAGCGTTATTGGGTTACAGGTATTGCATATCAGCAAGTGCCCGATTATTGCCCTATCGGCTTAGTTGC